ATGTGGGGCTAGGAGAATTGATAATGTCCAGCAACGATGCGTCGTCTGTTAACTCCTGATCCAGGGAAAGCGGGTCACGACCTGCCATGATTTACGCCGTCAAATCCCAGAAGGACAGTGAACCCACCGCATCTCCAGTGGTTGCACCGGACACGGTTCTGATTTGGATGGTGATGATGTCTGACACACCAGCCAAAGACATCCCAGGCTGAAAGGCCCAGTTGTATCCTGCGGGGTCGAGCAAAGGTGTGATTCCACCGCTACCTGAAGAACTGACGTAATCAGTCTGGATGATTGAGCCACCAGTCACTGCCGTGGCAGTTACGTCGTATTCCACATTGGAATCTGTTGGCACTGCCGTCCATGACGCGCCTGTCAGCGTGGGGTTTTTAACCATCGCCACTTCGTAGTTCTGGCTGGTCGTCGGAAGAACCTGAATTCGCCCAGGAATAACCACCGCACCGCCTCTGCCAGACGCCAAACGAATGGACACAAGTGGTTTAAATGTCGTGCCAATGGTTGCAAGTGCTGTCGTGCGCCGAGCGATGTGGCCCACGGAATACTGTTCGTAACCGCCTTCAGACACCACGGATGAACAGATCTGTTTGAGCGTGGCAGCAATTGCTGAAGTAGATGTAATCTCGTAGCGCACCGGCAAGGTGGCCGTCGTCATGTAGGTGGCGGTGATTTCGTTGGCGTTGTTGAATGTATGGCAAACAATGTATTGGCCGTTAATCACAAATCCACACCGGATTGAGCCAACACCCAGCCATTCAAAGTCCATCCACAGAATCTGCGCTTTGGACGTATCCAGCGTTATCCCAGAGTCTCCCGTTCCGTCCAACTTGTCGCCGTTCCAATCGGCTTGATTCACCGTCCGGGCATCAGAGACAGACCCAGTTACATACGAACGCAGGACAAACGAATTGACGCTATCTACTTTTTGAAAGAACACACCGTTCTGAGTGTTGAAGTATCCAACCCGCTGCGTCAGTCCGGTGCTTGTATTGCTGTCCATCACAAACGTACCGAGGAACAGCAGACCCTTACCCGGCTGGTACGGGAATGACCGAAAGGTTTGACGAATAACAGACCCCGCGCCACCAGAGGTGACGGTCATGTCCAGAGCAGATTGGTCAGTTTGGTAAGTCGTCGTCCCCGTGCCCGTCGTGGCAGTATCAAACTGTGTATCCGCAGCGTAGCGGTTCTGGGAATCAAAAAGCGTGTAGGGCTGGCTAACCCGCAGACGGCCAAAGGCATCGGTGTTGGTGCCGTTAATTGAGACCGGTACGGTATCGCCAGATGTTGCCACTATGCGTCCAAGAAGTTGGTCGAGCTGGTTGAAATAAAGACGTAGAACATTGTTGAACTGTTGAAAGTATCTAACGTCATATTGTTCCGTCGGCTGAGGAAGTGCTGGGGCAACAAACCTTTTAACGATGGTAACGAGGCTGGTGGTAATAGACATCTATCTACGTCCATCAGGCCGAATGTCGATGCGGGGTGCGCCAAGTTGCCACGTCGTATCCAACTGGTTGGAGTAAATTTTGAACGCCATTTGACGACCCCGCACCCGAGTGTAAATCTGTCCGGTGAATTGCTCAATAGGCACAATGGCTGTTCTTGCAACCGAGGCGTAATTTTGTCCCCCCTCAGAAGCTGGGGAGTTATACCCGGAACCCGAGTTGGTCAACCCGTACAGGTACATAGTTACCGCAGGGGTGGAGGCTGTCGAGCCGTTAAATGTCAGGTCGGGGATCATCCGCCAGACAAACCCGAAGTTGTGGCCGTCTCCAATGTCAAATTCTGAGGACAGGATGTAGGCTTCAATGGGGCTGCTGGTGCCCCAAGTGTTGTCATTTAAACCAGATTCGTGGTTGAGCAGGTTACCCGCAGAGGCTGACTCGTTGTAGTACGCAGCCACCGGGTACTGACGCAAACCAGAATCAATCCAGGCCGTGCGGCTCATGGTGCCGTAATACCAAGCATCTTCCACGTAGTTGTAAACCACGTACTTGTCAATGGTGGTTGAATTTGCCGAGCAATAGAAGAACCAAACTTCGTTAAAACCTTCATTGGTAGAGGCAAAGATCTGGTCTGCCTGGGCGACGTTGAGGTCATTAAAGATATACCGGCGCAGGTCACACCGAAGGGTCTGGGTACGACCGTCGTATTTGTAGAACTTGTCAACACCCATCCAGTACGACACACCGCCCGCCACTGCCACTGCATTTGGCCCAGCAATAGAGATGTTATCCGCCAGAAGTTGAGAACCCCAAACCACCGGAGGCCCAAGGTACTGGAGAGAGTACAGCGATGAATCCGTCCACACCAGGATTTCCTGGCGAGTCTGTTGAATGGTGACGATTCTTGATCCGTGGGACAAACGTACATCTCCTGCCTGATTAGTGGCCGAAGGCGTCCAGTTGGCGGCGTTCTCTTGGTCAGACCAACGAATTAACATTGGGTCGAGTTCCGTTTCTCCTAATGCGTTTACGCCAAAACACATCACAAACCGGCTTGTATCAGAGACCAAGATACTGTTCTGTATCGTCGGGGCATCTGAAGCACCGCCCAAAGAAGATAAGGGAATACCCCTACTTGTGATGCTGTGCGAGCCTGAGCCGGCACTTGATGTGTTAATTGCTGTGCCCCCGTAGGTTGCGGCCAAGTTAAACGTCGTACCCGTGGAGTTGACCACGTAGTAGACCGTACCAACGGTTAGGCCCCCAGGCAAATCCCCAGTGGTTTGAAGCTGGATAGCTGTGCCATCAGTCAAAGAAACAGAGGAAGTTACAACAGCGGGGCTGGCGTAGGTGATGCTTGTTAGCGCTGCTGGCTCAAACCCAATGGCTAAACTCCAATAGTAAATGTTGCCACCTCGGGGGCCGTAGATCAGATCTTGTCCAAAATTGTTTTGGCTCCAAAGACGTATGGCTTCGTTGGTCGGTGCGCCAGTACCCCAAGTCCCAAGCCCCCAGCCACCAGCACCCCAACCTATTGAGGGCACTGCAATTGCATTACCAACGTTAACTTGATACGCAGCATGAACCGAAGTCCCGCCACCGCCAACAACCGCAGTGGCAGCAGAAGCCAACGTAACGGTGTATGTCGTAGCAGTTGGGACAGAAGTAATCTCATACTCGTTGTTAACACCAACCCCGCCAACAGCGGTAGCGTTGCTGAAGGTAACAAAGTCACCCACTTGGAATCCACCAGCGGCATCCGTTACCGTCATGGTGGTTGTGCCGTCAGTGGTAAACGGGCCATTCAGTGTGGTGGTCGTCCGCAGTGGAGTGTTGTCAAAGTAAGCCCCACCGTTTTCTATGTAGAACTTTAAGTTAGTACCCACACCCATCAGGTTATAGCCAGACAGGGTGACCCAATTCCACAGCGAACGGCAAACACCAAGATACGTGCTGGTGGATGCGGGTTGCCATCCGCCAATTACTTCTGGCGTGCCTTGACGAAAGCGGATCTTCTCTGACTCGTAGAAGCCACCTTCGGTGGTGTAGCGGGTGTTCTCTCTGTTTACACCCGGCTTGAACTGAATCTTTTGTAACGGCACGTCAGGCTCCTAAAAAGAGCGCCCGCTCATCAATGCGGCGATTTTGCAGACCTTTGAGGATTTTCCCACCTGCGATGCAATACTTCAAGAACTCTTCCGCAGCGCCTTCCATATCCCCGCGAAGCACCTTTTGACGGAGCGTTGAGCGCTGTAATGTTCCCAGACCAACGTTGAAAGCAAAAGACACAAGAGCATCAAACTGCCCTTGCTTGAGAGGAACTGGACAATATCGTTCAACTCCACGTTCAAACCGATCAAGATCGCTTCGGAGAATCCCATCAATTTCCTCGTTGGTGTAAACCCTCATATCCTCTGGACGGGGTTGGAATGCGTCTCTTTGGTCTAGGGGCAGTTTCGCTTGCTCTGGATAGGCCACGTGGCCCACGCCAATCGTCCACAACTTAGCTGGGCAACGGTACAGTTTGTTCCGAACGCCCTCATGATGCTTAATCATGGTGATGGCCTTGCCAGAGACGTTCATTTTTTGCTAAACGCCTGTGAACCAAACCAGAAGCTAACGATACTGCCCCAGATTAACTGGGTGTCGTTATCCCAGATCTTGTCCAAGGCTACGTCAAACGCCACGCCAGTGTGGACTGCGTAGTAGAAGCCAAAGACGTCCACGAAGACCAGCAGCATGAACATCCCGTAAGTGATGATCGGCCTGACCAATGCACGGGAATTCTTGACCCACTGGCTCGTCCCTTCGTTCAGGCTCATGTCGTGAGCATAGAGAGCTTGGCGCTCCTGGAGGGCGAACTGCTGGGAAGCTGAATCTGCCTGGATTTGAAGCTGTTCGGTCTTGATCTCCTCCACCCGCGCCTGGGCTTCAAA